TGAAGTATTCCTTATCATATTTATCGAACTCAAGCACACCAAATTTACCAGATGGGGTGATATAGACGTGATCATTACTAAATGCATCATACTCTTTATCTATACTTCGCCATATATTATCCATATTCTGGAAGTTAAAGTTCTTCTCTGTCTTTGCTTCATCAAACTTAATAACAAAATCTTCGAAGTCTTTGTGTGTTACAGGGTGTGCGTTCGCTTGGTTAATTGAATATGGTTTAATCTCTACTGACTTGATGTTAGACACCATGTTTAGTGTAAATATCATAAATTCAACATCCATCTCCAATACCTTCGGACTAGCCAAGATTAGAACAGACAAGTCTTTGTTTGCGTTCATCATGTTGTTTAGGACATGCTGTTCTTTCTCCCTTGCACTAAAGTCATAAGACACAGATAAAGTGATATCATCGTCTCGAAAGAAGTCTGGAAACGCAGAAAGGTTTGTGTTGATGTTTATATCACCCTTATAATATTTACGTATCTTTTCTTTTATAGCATAAAAATAATCTGATGTCAATAGACCAATTTCCCCACCATATAGATCGACGTGTCCAATAGGATCATCTATCTGACCCAATGAATGGTCTAACCATAACGGTGTTATCTTGTGCCTGTCGTTTAACTGTTCGGGCGTCAAGTAACAAAAATCACAACTGAAGTTGCAATAGTATGTGGGATTAATTGATAGATTCATCAACATAAGGCGTCACCATATCAGGACTCATTCCATTCGTAGCAAGTATTCTTGGAGCAAGTGTTTTCATTCTACGACAATGTTCTTCAACAGTGCCTTCTCTTTTCATATCACGCACAGTCTTCTTACAACCATTGCAAATTTCAAACATTGGACATGTATAACAAGCCATCTTCATTGTTTGGATGTGAGGATCATTCGCTAGTGGCGTCTGCATCTCACCATTCATTTCTTCTTCAAAGTCGATGGGGTAATCCATATCATCAGCAAAAGAACCACATGAGTAGTAATCACCACCTGGGTTGAATGCACGAATACCACTGTCACACAGTCTATTTTGTGGACAAGAGGTTGAGTAACCTTTAAGACGTTTCATCATCTGCTTTGTATTGAACTCGTGTTCAGCCAATCCACGATCATATATCTCAAGATATGTTTCATAAATCTTACTTAACTGATAGGTACTGCCTTGGACACCAGATGCCATAGCATAATTTAGCTTACACTCCACACCCATTTCTTTGGCAAGTTCAACGTTCTTGATAGCAAGGTGAGCATTTTCATCTACAATAACAGAAATGAAGTCTGGGCGTTCGCCAGTGTGCTTTAACATAGCATTAGACACCATCCAGAAATCTTTCTCAGTGAATTCTGAATAATCACCTTTTAATCTACCACCCCCATATTGAAATGATGTTGCACATCCAAACCTTTCATTCTTGAAGATAGGAAGCCACTTCTCTGGTCTCATTAAGAAAGGCCAAAGGTTAGATGTAAAGCTGATAGATGCTGGGTAATCATGTTCGTTAAGATGATCAATCAGTTCTTGGTAATACTCTGGCTTAACCATAAGTGGATCACCACCATTAACGATAATAGTATTCGTATCTGGATATCTCTTAAGGAATTTGTATATGTACTCTAAGTCCAACAGCCCAACTTCATTAGGGTCAATATCAGTAGAAGAACAAAACGTACACTTGAAATTACATGCTTCGGTGGGTTTAATAATTAAATCCATCCTTTTTCTCCCGCTAGTTTTAGCATTAGAGTTTTAGGGGCTGGGCAAACATCTTCCATCCATTGTAACTGATGACAATCAGAATGGCAATAGATAAACACAGGGCAGTCATAACACCTTGGATCACGATCATGCGTCTCACATGAAATGATCTCCATACGTTTTGGGCTTTCACGCACAGTCTTTGCTGGCATGCTGATATCACCATACCATTGAGTGGGCGCAGTATTAGGACAACCTGCTACAGTACCATCGGCATTGATGGTGTGTATCTTTTGTTCGCAATCTCTACAGAACGTACCATTAAAGAATTGACCTTTGCTAAACTTGTCATACACAGAATTAAGAAAGTTATTCTCAATAGGGTGGTCTTTAGTTGTCTCGTGCATCTTCATCCAAAAGGCATCAAGCTCAGAGTTATGTGGAAAGATTTCTGTATTGATTGTTGCATTACCATCGTGTGTAAGGCGCTCATAACTAATAGTACCAATGCCTAAAGAGTGCATATAATCTGCAATCTCAAGTGGTTCCATTGCAACAACGTCTTTAGATACTGAGATAAAGCATTGGATATAACAACCTTCTGCAACTAAACGCTTTACATTATCTTCCCAAAGCTGTCTTTGCTTTTCGTTTGCAAAACGAATATTAGGGTCCCATGATGTACCGATAGAACCAGAGTCTAATACTTTAAGAAACTCAACACGTTCGTCAGTTAGCTTATACGTAAGATTTGTCGTGATGCCGTGTGTACATTTATCACCCCAATGGTCTTTCGTAACATTATAGAAATGCCACAGGTCTTTCATTGGCGCAAGCAGAGGCTCACCACCATGATACTCAAAGTGAATGTGGTTTGACCCATCGTCTAGTTCGTTACACCACTTAGCTGTCTTGTCTGCATCGAAGTAAATTTTACGCCCATTGATACCAGAGGTAAAACAGTGAGCGCAGTTCAGATTACAAGTTTCAGTGGTCTTGACGTATACGATTAAGTGTTTCTGTGTCGTGAATGCCATGTGATATCATCAATGCCTTTTCATAATTTAACGCTCTATGCGGTGTTCCAGATGGTATTAAAACTGTATCGCCTTTTTTTAATACAACCTCTTTGCCTTCAACTTCCATAATCTTTGTGCCAGCAAGACATTCGATAAGAACATCTACAGGGTCTGTGTGGACATCAAATGATGCACCATTCTTTTGATTGTAAAAGGCATGGACAGTTCCTTGTACAAAGATTAACGTTTCTATTTGCTCGACTTTAATAGTTTTGCTTTCAGACAACAACCTAGCTACAGTCCCAACATATGAGATGAAGTCAGTCTGTTCTAAGTAGTGTTGATTACCATCTTCGTCTATATAAGAAACATCGTGGTTATCAAAACACGTTTCTGTAAGAAGGAAGTTTTCAAAGTCGAGAAATGTCATAGTCCTTGCCCATATTATATAATTGTATTTATACTACCATATTTAACTCAAAATGTCAACTCAAAGATTCGTTATAAATAGTATCATATATCATGAGGAGATTGAATATGGAAATGACACCACGTTGGCCTACTATGTTTGGTCAGGGGAAATTTGAAGTTGACGGATTATTTGAATACCTATTTACAAACTACGACTTAAACGATCCAGTCGGTGATGTAGATGGTGGTAATATATTTAACGACACTTCCGAAATGATGGACAAGTTTAGGTCTGTTGTTCACATTAAATTTAATGAGTACCTTACAAACACAATCGGCAAGACCATTGAAGATTTCGGTGATCACGAAATGAAAGCATGGATTACTGGTCACGGTAAAGATTACAGTATGACAATTCACAATCATTCTGGTGCGCACATATCAGCGGTATTTTACGTTTTGGCTGAAGATAAGTATTCTGGTGGTTCTATTGTATTCACTGATCCAAGAGCAAACGCAAACCGTGGATACGATACTTCGTTTGAACAATTATTTGCACAACATGAACACATACCAGAAACTGGTGATTATCTAATCTTCCCTTCTTTTAACTACCACCACGTAAATCCTTATTATTCTGAATTTAGGATATGCATCCCAGTTGACTTGTATTTGTACAGCAACAAAGACGTATAAATACACATATAACTCAAGATAAACCGTCTTTCAGATAAATAAGACACTACTACAATTAAAACGGAGACATAAAATGGCTTTTACATATACATACACTGTCCGTAACCTCAAGGTTAAGGATGAAGTGAACGCAGATGGCGACACACTAACAAATGCTGTTGTGCAAACATACTGGGATATCGTCGGAACTGATGAAGAAGGCAATAGTGGTCAATTCACAGGCGCTACACCATTCTCAGCGGCTACAGTACCTGCTGGTTCATTCACTGCTTTTGAAGACCTAGAAGAAGCAACAGTAATCGGTTGGATTACAAACGTAATCGATTCTGATCCACAATACAAATCACACATCGACACGCAAATTCAAAAAGAAATTGACAGAAATGTTGCTACAGAAGTTGTTGGCGAAGACCTTCCTTGGGGTGAACCTACACCAGCACCTGCTGACGATATTTAATAGAAAGAAACGATTATGAACTACACATGGGAAATACTAAAGCTTGGAACCCTTGACCAGACAAACAGTGATGGTGATGTGTTAGCAGATGCAATCATTTCTATTAAGTGGAAGAAAATTGCGACGAATGATGCCAATATTAAAGCAAGTTTTGTGGGTAAGACTGCACTTGACGTATCTGACACATCAGCGGCTGACTACATTGATCTTGATGACGTGACAAAAGCAGATGTCATATCATGGATCGAAGGAACCATGACTGAAAGTGAAATAAATAACATTAATAAAATTCTAGCTAAAAAGCTAGAAACTGAAACGATGACTACGTTCAAACCAGACTGGTAAAAACTACAGTCTACTTTATATAATGGAGAAATCATGCACGACTTGCACATGGGCGGTTTGGCAACATACGCTTTAAAAAGAGGGGGTTCATTGCATCCCCTATTGATACCAACTCAAGTTCTTGGAAACGAGACTGGGATCATGAACCCCTCTATATTCTCACACAAGGGAAAAATCCTTGTAAATGTGAGACACGTAAACTACTATCTATATCACAGCGAAGGTAAAAAGTTTCCTCACCAGTGGGGTCCTTTGGTGTACATTCATCCAGAAAATGACGTAACACTCACTACGCATAATGTAATGTGTGAGTTAGACAAGAACATGAATCTTGTGAACGCACAGCGTGTTAATATGGCATTAGATACTGGGAAGCCGACATGGAACTTTATCGGTCTTGAGGATGCACGTCTGTTCAGTTGGGAAGACAGACTATTCCTATGTGGAGTACGTAGAGACTGTTATGACGATAAGGGGCGTGGTCGCATGGAGATGTGCGAAATCGAATTCCTTAATGGAGAATGGACAGAGGTATCACGTAACCCCATTCCAACTCCCGGTGATGACAGTTCTTATTGTGAAAAGAATTGGATGCCAGTTAATGATATGCCTTGGCACTTTGTTAAATGGACAAATCCAACACAGGTTGTCAAGTTCGATATCGAAAGTGGCACAACTGTTGATGCGGTATATGATGCAGATAAAAGGGTTGAAGCCAACAAAGACTTTAGAGGTGGCTCACAGGTAGTCCGTATTAATGAAAATCAGCGTATGGCATTTGTTCATGAAACAAATTTGTTGCGTGACCCATTTGGCAGAAAAGATGGCAACTACGCACACCGTGTAATCATATGGGATAACGATTGGAATATTGTTCATAGAAGTCGTGAATTTCATTTCATGGGTACGTATTACGATCACGTAAAAGCGCAAGATTATAATATTGAATTTGTTACAGGAGTTACAACACTTGGCAATGACATCCTAATATCTTTTGGATGGCAAGACAATGCTTCATATGTATTGCGTATGCCACAAAGTGTGTTTTCGCAATTTTTAATGGTAGAGTAAATGACAAAGAAACTAATACAGATCACTGATATACTTGAGACTAAGCTTCGTAAAGAAAGAGAAATAGAATACTACGAAGAGCAAATTAAAAAGATACAACATAAGATGATGTTTCTTCAAAAAGACCTTGACCTAACTAAACTTATCATTTCGATTATAGAGAAAGAAAAGGTTTATGATATTAAGGAAACGATGGAACAGCGAATGATAGAAGGTGATGATCATGAAATTTAAAAATATGCAAATTCTGAATGACGTTGTTTTAGACTATAGTAACCCATGGAAGATGTTCAAACTCGCTTGTGAGTACGATAGACTTAAGCAAGGTGCGGCGGCATTTGGTTGGTATTTGAGAGCGGCTGACTTCTGTGAAGGCAATACCTTTGATGAGAAATTTCTGCAATATAAATGTATGGTTCTAGGTGCGGCTATCTTTGAAAGATCAGAGGCTAGAAACCAAACGACACAGGGTCTTCTTAAGATGGCTATGGCGGTACTGCCTGATCGACCAGAAGCATATTACTTCATGGCTAAGCACTCAATGGACATCAATAACTTTCGTGATGGATTAATGTATGCTAAAATGGGTCTATCCAAAGAGTTAGTCGAACGCAGTGATGAATTGGGATATCCTGGTAGTATTGGGTTGGATCATGCATACGCTGTTTGTAAATGGAAGACTGACGGTAGAGATGACTCTAAGAATTTGTTCTTTGATCTAAAGCACAAGAGATCACTGGATATGACTGATGAAATACGTCAGAGCGTTGATTGGTGGCTTGACCAAATTGGCTACCCAAGTACACTACCATATAAAAGAGAAGAAATTAAGAAATACAGATGGCAGTTTGATGACCTTAATGTTATCGAAAGAAACTATTCTCGACACTTCCAAGACATGTTCGTCATATCACTTCTTAAAGGGAAGATGGAAGGCACGTTCGTAGAGATTGGTTCTGGACACCCCACTCTTTTTAACAACACATATATGTTAGAGAAAGACTTTGGATGGCGTGGCTTGTCTGTGGATCACAGCGAAAGAATGTGCGCTCAATTTAGTAGAGAACGTAATACATCTGTTATATTGGCAGATGCGAGTACACTAGACTATAGTAGTTTGTTCAAACAACATTGCCTTGAGCAACACATCGATTTCTTGAGAATTAATAGTGATCAGTCATCACTACCAGTTCTTAACTCAATACCTTTCAATAAACATGAGTTCTCTGTCGTTCAATTCCAACACAATGAATGTTGGTGGGGTTCTGATTATAAGGATAAGTCAAGAGAATACTTGAATAAGCTTGGTTATAAGCTGTTCGTTTCTGATGTGGCTATTGACAATAAGAATTCTTATGAGGATTGGTGGGTACATCCGTCCTTCCTAAATAACAATATGAAAAGCAGTAATAAGATTAACTTTGCTTGGGACTATATGATGAGGGAAAGAACATGAAACCAGTGATCGTAACAGGGGGGTTTGATCCTCTACACTCAGGACATATTGCATACTTCAAAGCGGCTAAAGAATTAGGTTCTATCCTATTCGTTGGTCTTAATAGTGACGAATGGCTGACACGTAAAAAGGGCAGACCTTTCATGTCTATTGAAGAACGTATGTCTATTATCAAAGAAATTGGTTGTGTGGGTCATGTGTTTACTTTTGATGATTCAGATGACACTGCATGTGATGCTATTCGATATGTAGCAAAACAAACTCCTAGAAACTCAGAAATCATATTCGCTAATGGTGGTGATCGTAAAAAAGGAACAACACCAGAAGTTGAGTTTGCTAGAGAATTACGTGATGAATGTAACATATCATTTGCATTTGGTGTTGGTGGAGAAGATAAGAAGAATAGTTCATCATGGATATTAAAGGAGTGGGACAAGCCCACTACAGATAGACTATGGGGTAAATATAGAGACTTAGATCAGAATGGACATTGGAAAGTTAAAGAGTTGTCTATTGATGTTGGTAAGTCATTATCTGATCAAAGACACTTCATACGTTCTGAACATTGGCATATTGTTGATGGTAGTCTTAAGATGAACTTAGAGTTTAATGATGGTTACTCAACATCTAAGGTATATGGTACTGGTGACAGTATAGACATTCCATCTAAGACTTGGCATCATGCAACTAATGTTGGTAATAAACCTGTTAAGGTTATTGAAGTGTGGATGGGTGATACCTTATCAGAAGATGATATTGAAAGAAGATAATCTTAATTATCCTTAAAAGCATTAAAGAAACATTATTGTTCTTATTAAGGTTACACCTATTATACCACGTCTCAGAATGTTGTCAACTCTTTTTTTATAAATATAAGAAAATAATGCAACAAAGGAGAAGAAGATGGCTTTTCAGTTATCCCCACAAACGAGAAATGGTACGCTCCAAGCAATCGAAACAACGATTGGGGCAAACCCAATTCTTACGATTGCTACAGGATCAGTACCAACTGAGTGTGCAAGCGCAAACACAGGTTCTATTGTAGCAACAATGGTACTACCAACAGATTGGCTTTCAGCACCAAACAATGGTGTTATGCAATTATCTGGTAGTTGGCAAGACCTTTCAGCGGATGCTTCTGGTACTGCTGGGTACTTTAGAGTACACCAAAGTGATGGATCAGTATGTCACTTGCAAGGTACTATCTCAGCATCTGGTTCTGGTGGAGATATGCAACTTGACAACACCAACATCGCAATTGGTCAGCAAATCACTATTACGACATTTACAATTACTGCTGGTGGCGCATAAAAGGACGTTCTAAATGTCTAACGGCGTAACTACAGGAAGTATAGATTTCAGCTTTTTCGGTGGGGGATATTCAGTCCTTGTCGGTCAAGCTAATGGCACGTTCGATGTATCTATTACATCTGACGTGTTTGTTCCTGTTCATGCTAATGCCAATAACACTGTAGAATTTTTTGTCACTGCTGGGGTTGAAACTCCGACTATTTACGGTGAATTCAACGGTACTATAGACTTCTCTTTAAATGAGAGTGGACGTATTGTATTTGGACGCCAAGGATATGGTGAATCTGCTAACCTTTCCATAGAGTTCACTGGATCGGCTACAGCAACCAACCCTATTGTGGGTAGTTTTGATAACATATTTCCAATTGAGTTCAGTGGTACTATGGCTCAGTTTTCGTTGGGTCAAACTACAGGTGCTTTTTCGTATGCATTGCAGTCTAAGGTTGTCAACTATACCTTACTAAACAAAAGCAGACCAAACTTAACAAACGGTATCAGACTACAGGATACTCAAAACAACCAAGTAACCATAAAACAAGAGCCAAATGGCGTCAAGGTACGCAACAGTGGCGAAAATTTTGTTATAATCAGATAACAACTTTTTAGATAAATAAAAGTAAACGGAGAGAACACATGTCGGATAACTTCTACATTAAGCAAAACGATACTGCCCCATCTTTAGAAGTAGTCCTAACAAGTTCGTCTGGACGTGCTAAGCCTATGACAGAAGCGGCAACCATCTCTTTTAATATGTCAACAGATGCTGGCGTTAATGTGGTGAGCCAAGGCGTAGGGACAATCGTTAACTCAGCGAAGGGCATCGTTGCCTATACTTGGCAGACAGGTGATACCTCGAATACAGGCATTCACAACGCAGAATTTCAAGTTACTTATAACAATGGTCAGATCGAAACTTTCCCTAACTCTGGCTACATTAAAGTAATCATCAAAGGTGAGTTAGCATAATGGCACAACCAAGATCAAAAGAAGACTTTAAAGACTATATCCTAAGAAAAATTGGCGCACCAGTAATTGACATCAACGTTGCAGATGAGCAAGTTGAAGATCGTGTAGATGAAGCCATTTCTTTTTGGAGAGATTACCACTACAACGGTAGTCAACTAGTATACCTCAAACACCAAATTACAGAAGCAGACAAAACCAATGGGTACATTCCGTTGCCACAGGGGCTGTTAGGTATTTCTAAGATATTTGATATGGATACGAGCATTTCAACTGGTACTGGCATGTTTAACGTCAACTATCAATTTGTTTTGAATAACATCCAAGATATGACTAGCTACAACATGCAGAACTACTACATGACTATGCAACACATTGAGTTCATGCAAGAGCTATTGGTTGGCAAACCTTTAATCCGTTACAACAAGCACGTAAATAAACTACACATTGATACAGACAAGAAGTCTTGGGCAGTAGGCAATTACATTCTTATCGAAGCATATGATGTTGTTAACCCTGATGAATACGCAGATGTTTGGGGTGATCGTTGGTTGCAGAACTATGCGGCTGTCCTTGTGCGTGAGCAATGGGGTTTGAATCTTACTAAATTTACACAGATGCAATTGGTTGGGGGAGTACAGTTTAATGGTGAGCAAATCCTTGCTGAGGCTAGGGCTGACCGCGAACGTATGGAAGAAGAGGCAATCAGAGCATTGCAACCTTTGACCTATAACTTTATTGGATAAGATATGGCAACTAACGCATATTTCAGAAATACGACGAATAGCTACGAACAGAACTTGATCGATGACTTGGTTATCGAGTCAATCCAGATGTATGGCCTTGACGTCAAATACGTTTCGAGAAATAACGCCAATATCGATTCTCTATTGAATGAGGATGATATTCCCACATTCGATGCATATTACGATTTTGAAGTTTATATTAAAAACGTAGATGGGTTTGAGGGCGAAGGCGACTTCTTGAGTAAGTTCGGTCTTCAAATTCGTGACTCTATTACATTTACAGTTGCAATACGAACATTTGAGCGCTTCGTCACAAGAGAAAACGATAAGAGAATAAGACCTATCGCTGGTGAAGTTATATTCTTGCCTCTGAACAACAAGCTTTATAAAATCCAACACGTAGAACACGAGAGTGTGTTCTATCAAAGTGGTGCGCTGCAGGTTTATGACATGCGCTGTGAACTTATGGAATATTCTGGTGAGCAATTCGATACAGGATATTATGACATCGACCACTTCTTCGATGATATTGATACTACGGCTAATACGGTAAATACGCTTGAAACTTTAACCGCTGTTGATCCTCTTGCTGATAACTTGGCATTTGAACAACAAGCTGATGACATTTTAGATTTCTCTGAAATGGACCCTTTCAGCGAAAACATTTCAATACAGGATGAAGTATAATGGCAATTGCAAACTATTTCTACAACTCTACTACTAGAAAGTATGTGGCGATATTCGGTACACTCTTTAATCAGATAAAGATTGAGAGAACTAATAATGCTGGGGTTAAGCAACAAGAAATGATTGTTCCTCTATCGTATGCTCCATTCCAAAAGATTTTGGCGAGAGTAGCGGCTGATCCTGATCTTATCAACAGTACACGCCCAGCGATGACGCTTCCAAGGATGTCTTTTGAGATTAACAACGTAACTTATGATTCACAAAGAAAAGTAGCTACGACACGCAAGGTGCTGAAGCCAACGGCTGATGATAACACCAACCAAAGAGAATTTATGTATTCTGGTGTTCCGTACAACATTGATTTTTCGTTGTACATCATGACAAAGTATGCCGAAGATGCCACCAAGATCATGGAGCAAATTCTTCCTTTCTTTACGCCTGACTGGACTGTGACAGCCAAGATGATACCAGACCATGAGGCGGTTGATATCCCAATCATATTAAACAGTGTAACAACTGAAGACTTGTATGAGGGTACTTTCGAAGAAAGACAATCAATTCTATACACATTAACCTTCACTTTAAAGGGTTACTACTTTGGACCTCAAAAGACCAAGAAGGTAATTAAGTTTGTTGATGTTGATATGTTTAATGGCACAGCTACCAACGCCCCATTCGTAGAGGGTGTAGACGTAAGACCTGGCCTTAGCGCAAATGGTCAACCTATATCAACAGAAGGGCAACAAGCCACAGCAAGGGCTGTTCTTTCGAATGGGACAGTAGGATCGATTGATGTATTAGTTAATGGCGAGAAGTATAACGCTAACACTACAGTAACTGTATCAGCGCCTGATACAGCAAATGCTTCGCTGACGGCAACGATGACAAGCGGTTCTGTTACTGCGATTAATGTTATTGAAGGTGGTGGTCACTTCTCTACGCCACCAACAATAAGCTTTAGTGTTCCAGATGGAACGCCAGTAACTGCCACAGGAACAGTTAATGTGGTGGGAGACTCCATTGGTTCTATAGATATTACTAATGTAGGAAGTTTCTACAACACACCAACATTTAGTATTAGCCCACCACCAAATGTTTCCTCTGTTTTCAAATTTGGTGACGATGCGTTGCCACATGCAACTGAAGACGATGTTACATTGTTGCACACGTTCGATGGTTTCTTTAGCTCTAATACTGGGTATAAGGTTCAATTCTGGATTTACCCAACTGAAATTACTGCTGGTAATCCATATTCGATCTTATATGCACCGTTTACTAAGATATATATGAATACCACTGGGCAGATTGGATTTCAATATGGTTCACAACCAGTCATAACATCTGATACAAACGTAGTGGCAAATCAGTGGAACCATGTTGAGCTAGAGCATTCTGGCACTAGCATCAGACTTAATGTCAATGGCGTTAAGGGTACTACAGAAACACGTGGTGCTGGTAATGTTATTCTTCCAAACCACACATATAGTGCGGGTGATGCACAAGGTAACCAATCTGTTTTCGATGGTGCTAATAGAGGTTTCGTTGGATCGTTGGATAATATCACATTCGAAACCCAAGCTCAACTAGTTGGTGCGGATGGATCATCTTACACTTTACCTACATCGGCTAATAGTGGTGATATTTTCACTCAAAACTTTGACAAAGACTTGCCTGTACTATCACCAATAGTTGTTGATGGCGAAATAACTGCGATAACTGTTGTCAACGGTGGTCTTGGTTATACAGGCGATACACCTACAATCACATTTGATGCACCAGACGATGTTGCTTCAAGCTTCACCGCTTCTGCAACCGCCAACCTAATCAACGGTGTTATAGATAGTGTTACTATAAATAACTCTGGTAAATTCTACGCAACTGATGCAATCATTTCTGTGTCAGCACCAACTGCTACTACTGCCACTGCAACCGCTGTAATCGCATCTAATGGAGACGTTTCATCTATTACAGTAACAGATGCTGGTCTAGGTTATAGATCAGTGCCAACCGTGATTATATCACCACCAACCTTTGGCTCAATACCATACAATCAGATTGAGTTCGATGATGACTGGGGTATCATTAAAACAATAGTGAGTGAATAATATGAATGACAAGATAGCTGAAAACCTTGGCCTTAGACCATTATCAGAGATTAGGGATGATGAACTAGAGCAAGACAATCTTCCTGTTGAATTTGAAGAAATATCATCTACTGTTATTGAACATAACGCAGAACCTATCGACGATGAAAATCTTAAAGACCTCACTAAAGTTCGTGAGAATATCGAAGGTGTTATTGCATTGGGCAATGAAGCAGTGCGAGAAATGCTAGAAATCGCAAAACAATCAGAGTCTGCAAGAGGCTTTGAGGTCGTGTCTACACTTATGAAGACCTTACTTGATGCAAACAAAGACTTCGCAGACGTATCTACTAAGAAGAAATTTGCGAAAGAAGAAATTATGGGACCCAGAGAAAACGCTCAAACAAATGTTACTAATAACAACTTGATTGTTTCTACTGCGGATTTATTGAAAATGTTGAAAGAGAATGAGAATGGGTGATGGATATTTAGGAAACGTACACCTCAAAAAAGTATCAGAGGAAGTAGAATGGACGCCAGAACTTCTTAAAGAGTTCATGAAGTGTGCCAATGACCCTGTGTACTTTGCTAAAACTTATATTAAGATTATCCACGTTGACAAGGGATTGGTTCCCTTTGAGATGTATGGCTACCAAAAAGAAATTGTTCAGAAGATTACTGATAACAGACGTGTCGCAGTTCTAACTGCTAGACAGTCTGGGAAGACAACAACGGCGGCGGCTGTTATTTTACACTACGTACTATTCAACGAATACAAAACTGTTGCTATCCTTGCAAACAAAGGTGATGCTTCTCGTGAGGTTTTGGCTAGGGTTAAGTTGGCTTATGAGGCACTTCCCAGATGGCTACAGCAAGGCGTGAGTGAATGGAACAAAGGTAATATCGAACTTGAGAATGGATGTAAAATTCTTGCTGGTACGACTTCATCTTCTGCTATCCGTGGTAAATCTATTAACTTCCTATATCTTGATGAGGTTGCATTTATTGAGGGGTACGACGAATTCTTCGCATCAGTTTATCCTACAATCTCCTCTGGTGAAAGCACAAAGCTACTAATGACATCTACACCTAATGGTCTGAACCACTTCTGGAAGACTTGTAAAGGTGCTGAAGAGCAAACGAATGGTTATGAGTTCGTTAAGGTTATGTGGAATGATGTGCCTGGACGTGATGATTCATGGAAGAACGAGACATTAGAGGCACTAGACTTTGATCAAGAGAAATTTAACCAAGAATACTGTTGTCAGTTCTTAGGTAGCTCTGGTACGCTCATAGACAGCGCCAAACTAAAAGAATTAGCACCATCTCGCCCTATATTAGAACAAAATAATATATGTCAATACGAAGCACCAATCGAAGGTCATACATATGCTATGACATGTGACGTATCTCGTGGTAAAGGGCTTGACTATTCTACATGTAATATCATTGATATCACATCTATGCCTTATAAACAAGTTTGTACATACAGAGATAATATGGTAACACCTATTGACTTTACGGCGGTTATCTATAGATTAGGAAGACTTTACAACGAATGTGCAGTCTTGATTGAGATTAATGACATTGGAGAGCAAGTCTCTGATACATTGCTCATGGACTACGGCTATGAAAATATGCTTTCTACTGAAAGCGCTGGGCGAGCGGGTAAACGCATTTCAGCGGGATTTGGTAAGAATGTGGATAGTGGAATTAGAACAACAAAAAGTGTAAAAGCTGTTGGTTGTTCTATATTGAAGATGTTGATTGAGCAAAATCAACTAATTCTGCAGGATTTTGAAACAATACAAGAACTATCAAGGTTCTCAAAGAAAGGTGTTTCTTATGAGGCTGAATCTGGTTCCCACGATGATTTGGTAATGAACTTGGTTATCTTTGCTTGGCTCAGTGATCAAATGTATTTCAAAGATTTGACAGATATAAACACACTTATGAAATTGAGAGAGAAGACAGAGGAACAAGTAGAACAGGAAATGTTACCTTTTGGCTTTATAGACGATGGTTCTGATGCTGATGATGTGGTTTGGCAAGATGATGAACGTGCAGGATGGGCATTATATTAAGATGTTCTTTTGTATAAATAGAACAAGAGAAGAGAATTAACAAACTAGAATAACGTCGTTTTCAATACATAAAGGAGAAAAATATGGCTTTTTCCGTAAGTCCTTCCGTTATCGTTCGAGAAGTGGACGCTTCACAGGCAGTACCAGCCATCGCGACTCCACCAGCCGCTATGGCAGGTGTTTTCAGATGGGGTCCAACCAATGAGCCGATACTACTTTCATCAGAGAACCAACTCGTAGACCGATTTGGCGCTCCGAATGATGCAACATATGAAACTTTCTTTGTTGCGGCTGACTTTCTGTCTTATTCCAATGCACTATACGTAGTTCGCGCCGATGATGGCTCTGAAACTGCCGTAGGTGATGATTTGGTTCTTGACGGAAACAATGCTGTCATCGAAGAAAGCTCAACATACGGTGCTTTCAAAGCAAAATACCAAGGCGCTCTTGGCAACTCACTTGAAGTTGCATGGGTTTCTTCAACAGGTTTCAGCAATGATGTCCTTGGTGTTGGTGAAATCCCAACGAATAAAATTTCAAATAACGCAATTGATCAAGTAATTTCTTTCAATTCGGCTAATATCCAGTTTGATGTTGCTAACACACAACAATTGGATGAACTCTCAGCAGGAGACGTTCTAGTAATTGGTAACGAATCTGTTGGTTATCAAGAGTTGAAGGTTGCTACATTCACAGAAACCGTGGGTACTGTTACAGAAGGCTCTGGCAACAGCGCAATCACATACGTTGGGGCTTATGCTTACGACATTACATTCTCAAACAGATACACATTGGCAGAAACTGATCTTAACAAACTTTCTTTGGAGCGCAAGTGGCAACACAATACTAGCTTCTCAAGAAAACCAGATGCAGGTAATGTACACATTGCTGTTATCGATAAGACAGGTACAGTCAGTGGTACTGCGGGCTTCATGCTCGAAAAGTTTGAAAACGTATCTACTACAGCGGGTGCTGTTACACCAGAAGGTGCTACAAATTACTACCCAACTGTAATTGATAATTTCTCATCTTGGGTTGCTATCGCAAACACAGCGGTAGTAGGTACAGCGGATACTGCAATTTCACGTTACGAAACGATGACTGGTGGTACAGACGCAACTACTGAAAGTACAGCAACACTAGCACACATTGGTTTTGCGCTAGATACACTGAAAAACTCTAACGAGATCGACATTTCCTTCGTCCTACAGGGTAAAGGCGATGATATGGCTACAAGAGCAAACTATATTGTTTCAAACATTTGCGAAACAAGAAAAGATTGTGTGGCTTTCCTATCTCCATCTAAAGAAGCAGTTGTAGATGAACTTAAAATGAACTCAAAAATGACTAACGTACTTGCGTATCGTAATAAAGTTCAAAACTCATCTTATTCATTCATGGATAGTGGGTATAAGTATCGCTACGACAAATACAACGATCAATACCGTTGGACACCACTGAATGGTGACATGGCAGGTCTTGCCGCTAGAGTTGAACCATGGGAATCTCCTGCTGGTTTCAGAAAAGGCGTAATCAAGAATGTTATCAAACTAGCTTTCAACCCAAGCAAGCCACATAGAGATACACTTTATGGTTCAGATGTGAACCCTGTTATCTCACAAACTGGTCAAGGCATCGTACTATTCGGTGACAAAACTGGTCTAGGGTTGCCTTCAGCATTCGATAGATTGAATGTTCGTAGACTGTTTATCGCAGTTGAGAAAGCAATCGCAACAGCGGCTGAAAGCTTCTTGTTTGAACTTAACGATGATTTTACTCAAACACAGTTTAAAAACATTGTTGATCCATTTTTACGTGACATTCAAGGACGTCGTGGTATTATTGATTTCAGAGTTATCTCTGATAGTACAGTCAATACTCCTGAGGTTGTTGACCAAAACAAATTCCGTGCAAGCATCTTTATCAAACCAGCACGTTCTATTAACGTCATTGAATTGACATTCGTAGCAACACGCAGTGGTATTGAGTTTGACGAAATTGTTGGTCAGATATCGTAACTAAATAAGAATAGATAAAGGAGAAAAGAGAATGGCATTTAATATCAACCAGTTCAAATCAGAACTCGTCGGTGGCGGTGCGCGTCCAACTCTGTTCCAATGTCAGATTACTAACCCAATTGCCCCAGAAGCAGACATTAAAGTACCGTTTATGATACGTGCTGCTGGTATTCCAGAGTCTACTCTAGGGCAATTCACGGTTCCATACTTTGGTCGTCAGATCAAGTATGCAGGTGATAGAACATTCGCAGATTGGTCAGTGACTGTAATCAACGACGAAGACTTTGCTATCCGTAACGCAATGGAAGCTTGGTCTAACGCAATCAACTCGCATGACTCTAATTCAAGAGCCTTGCCACAAGACTACAAATCGACAGGACAAATCACCCAATTCAGTAAAGATGGGTCTGTTCTGAGAACATATATATTTGAAGGGATGTTCCCAATCGGTATCGATGGAATTCAGATGGATTGGTCACAGACCGATGCAATCGAAGAGTTTGGCATTACATTCCAATACGACCTATGGCGTGTTGAAGGTAATACTGGCGTACCGACTACATAAATTTAGAATGAGAAAGTGATGATATGAAGATATTTGGATTCGATATCAAAAGAGAAAGCGATGAGGATGGTTTCGTACCGTCCTCATTTGCTGAACCGTCTAATGATGACGGTGCTATTACTGTTGGTAATGCAATGGGTGGTTTTTATAGCACCCTATTGGACATGGAAGGTTCTGCCAAGACAGAATCTGAATTAGTTACAAAATATAGAGGTCTGGCACAACAACCAGAAATCTCACAAGCTGTTGATGAAATTGTCAACGAAGCTATCAGTGTTGATAGTGATGAAAAAGTTGTTGAGGTAGTCCTTGACGATACGAACATGCCTGATAAGGTAAAGAATAAAGTTATTGAAGAGTTTGAAAACGTACTCTCGCTACTCGATTTCTCTAATAGTGCATATGACATTTTTAGTAAATTCTATGTAGACGGTAGAATTAACTACCACGTAATTATTGACAACGAAAACTTGAAAGAAGGTATCCGTGAGCTACGCTACGTTGATCCTCGCAAACTCAAGCTTATTCGTGAAGTAGACAAAAGAGAAAAAGACCCACACAGTGGCATTCCAGTCAAAAAGATCAAGAATGAATACTATATGTATTCTGAAAGTGGCTTTGCTCAACAAGCATCTGGTTCACAAGGTGGGACACAAGGGTTTAAGATTGCTAAAGACTCTATTGCTAGAGTGACATCGGGAATGATGACTGAAAACAATTCTCTGGTGTTGTCTTACTTACACCCATCAATTAAACCACTCAATCAGTTGAGGATGCTTGAAGATGCGACAGTCATTTATACTCTTACACGCGCTCCTGAGAGAAGAATTTTTTATATTGACGTTGGCAACCTACCTAAATCGAAAGCTGAGCAGTATCTAAGAGATATGATGACTCGCCATAAGAATAAGTTGCAATACGACTCTTCTACAGGTGAAATCAGCGATGCACGTAAAATGATGACAATGACAGAAGATTTCTGGTTCCCACGTCGTGGTGGTGAGAGATCAACTGAAGTTGACACCATGCCAGGTGGATCAAGCGCCGCTCTAAGTTCAGATGAGAATATGCTATACTTCCAACGTAAGTTGTATAAATCTCTTAAGGTTCCTTTGTCAAGACTTGAGCCTGAGACTATGGCTTCGTTTGGACGTGTTTCCGAAATCACACGTGACGAATTGAAGTTCAGCAAATTCGTGAAACGTCTCAGAAGTCGTTTCTCTTCACTCTTCACGCAGATGTTAGAAAAACAAATGGTACTTAAAGGTATCATGACGCCAGAAGAGTTTGCGGAAATTAAGAACACTATTCGTTTTGACTTCGTACAAGACAACTACTTCACTGAATTGAAAGAAGCTGAAATTCAACGTGAGAGACTTACTACTCTACGTGAAGTTGAAGAGCATGTCGGCACATACTACTCAAGAGAGTGGGTACTAAGAAACGTACTTCGCATGTCTGACGAAGACATGAAAGAAATGAAAGAACAAATTGAGCAAGAGGCTAAAGATGCGCCAAGCGAAGATGATGAGGGCATGGCTCCTCAACAGCAAGAAGCGCCACCTCAAGACGATGAACAAGAATAATATTTAACACAAGTGTTAAATTTACATAAATAATACTAAAGAATCCAGTAGGAGAACAGAAATGAAGTCCTTTAGACAAATTTTAGGTGAGGTTGCACAGCCAAAACCAGAAGAAGAACGTGCTTTTAAAGACATGCATTCTTACGAGACTATGCCACATCCAGTGGCTCTTGACCATCAGTTTACTGGTGCAATTGGTGCTGACGATCTTCCAAGAGAAAAAGCAAAGAGAATTGCTGATCAAGAAGGTGACGCTAATTACGACACTTCCTATGATGATGCATTCGAATATGCAGGACCTTCTTTCGCTGAGCAAGTAGCTCAAAACATTACTAACAGACTTGCAGAAGGTTCAGCAATGGCTAAATCGGCGGCATTGTCAAAAGCATCTGCGACTTCTAAAAGTGGTAAAGCTAAAGTATCATTGAAGAAAGCTCCTTGGGACAAGAATGAAGAAGTCGAACTTGATGAAGCATCTGCATCTGTCTACAAAGACATGCCAAAAGCGCCAGGAAAAATGATTTCTAATAGAGTGCAAGTAAAAGCATTTAAAGATGCAAATGCAATGGGTGCGTTCCTTAGTAAACAAAATGACAACTCTTGGCAAGATACTGGTGTTTCTGGTTTGAAATCAGGCAAATACAAAATTGATATGGTAAAAAAAGGCGGCAAGCCATCTAAAAACTTTATCAAGGTAAACGAAGAAGTCGAACTTGATGAAGCACCACGTCGTAAAGGCGCACCAAAGATGACTGGTGACTCTGTTGCAATTCAACGTGCAAAAGATGCAGAGCATAATAAAGCTATGGGTCGTACTAAGACTGGACGTAAGAAACCAGTACGCACAATGACTTCTACGCAAAAATCTTTAGCTTCAATGCGCAGAGAATGTGCTGGAGAAGTAGAACTTGATGAAGGTTTCAGCCCTAAGCAAATCGAACAGTTGAAAAAAGCATATGCAAGCATGCCTGATCGTGTTCCTATGGACATGGCGCAGAAAATGGGTGCAATGTTGAAGAAGCGTAGCAAAGAAGAGTTGATTGCAATCGCTCGTGCTGACATCAAATGGCTTTCAACAACAGCGGCTACTAACCTAATCATGCAAGGTGTTAAAGCCTCAGAGATTAATGGGTAAAATGATATGAAAACGTTTAAGCAAATTGTAGAAAATATTGTAGTCCTTGATGAAGCAGTCATGGATCAAAAGATGTGGGATCGAACTAAGAAGGGTGATAAACTCACTATTAGTTATGACTCAGGCATCAAAAAAGGCAACAAGACTACATTTGTTGTAGGAACGAAAAATATTGTTGGTAAAGCTAAAGTTGGCAAGATCACAATGAAAAGAGAAGATGGCAAGGGCGGTAAGTTCTTCCTATACAACCGTAATGGTAATATCTCTTTGGCGTTGGGCGACATGGCGGCTTCTATGACTGGTCTAGTTAAAGAATCTGTAGAAGTAGAACTTGATGAACGCAACTATGCTAAAGAGTATGCAAACTACCATAGCAAACCAGAGCAAATTGCAAACCGTTCTTCAAGAAACAAAGCACGTAGAATTATGGCTAAAGAGAATGATGTTGACGGTATGGATGTTGGGCATGCGGATAATAATCCATTGAATAATGATCCTGCAAACTTACGTATCGAAAATCCAAGTGATAATCGTCGTGAGCCACGTATGCGTAGCGAAGGTACTTGGGCAACTCCTGACACTCCTAAGAAAAAAATGACATTGAAGAAAATATTATCTAAGCCACTTAAAGCAAAAGATGCTGAAGATGTTATGTATAGCATTATTGGGGATGATGAACTTTTTGATGCGTTTGGTGAAGCTAAGCCAAATGAAGATGTTCGTTCACTCATTAAATCACGCATGAAAGAAATGGGCATTAAAGAAGACTTGGATGAAGGTAAGAATGACAAATACCCTCTTTACCACAAAGATTTCTCAGGTGCTATGAAAACAGCATACGATCACGCTAAGAAAAATCTTGGTGTAATTGTTGACCCATCAGAGATTGATGACAAGGTTGCAATGGGACCTAAAAAGCCAAGCACAGGTAAGACAAACTCTTATCGTTTGACAGACAAAAGCGGTAAGAAAGCTATCCAAGTACAGGTATACAACACTGGTAAAAGCTATGAGTTGAACATGTATAAAGAAGACTTGGATGAGGCTGTTGAACTTGATGAAGCATTCAAAGCTGGTGGTCTTAAGTTAAAAGATGGCAAGCAAGTGATGGTCAAAAAAGATGATGCAATGATGTTGAATGACCTCATGAAGCAACTTAGCAAGCCAAATGTCAAGAAGATGACAGACACTGCTATGAAGAATAAAAAAGGCTATGAAGAAATTCTTGGCTTTGCAAGAGACAGTCACGAATAATGGCTTGGGTGGATGTTTTAGGATCAGAGCATCCTGTGTCGAATACTTGCATATGGGAATATGATAATGCGGCGACAGCGGCAGATACATACGCAGATGCTAATGGAACAACGGCTGCAGGTGTGAGAACATTTACACCGCCTAACGGAAGCACACAGACAACATATGTCAAAGTGCGTAAGAAGGGCGAGACAATTGAGCGTGGTGAATTGAGTAAAACATATTACGATGCAAGAATATAAATAATAGTATAAATACAACTATAGTGTTTAAAGGAATAGAAATATGAGACTAATTACAGAAGTAGTAGAGGATTGCAATGTAGCAACCGAAATTAACGAAGAAACAGGAAAAAAATCCTATTTCGTTGAAGGTATCTTCATGCAAGGTGATATTAAAAACCGTAATGGTCGCATCTACCCTGCACAGATACTTGAGAATGAGATGGTACGTTACAATAAAGACTTTATTGGAACAAAACGTGCCTTGGGAGAACTAGGTCATCCAGATGGTCCTACCATCAATGGTGATCGTGTTTCTCACCTCATTACAGAAATGAAACGTGAGGGTTCAAACTTCATTGGTAAAGCCAAAATTCTTGGTACTCCAATGGGCGAGATCGTAAAAACTTTCATGGATGAAGGCGTTACCATTGGTGTATCCACTCGTGGTTTGGGTTCAGTTAAGCCAACAAAAGATGGAATTATGGAAGTTCAAAATGACTTTCACCTAGCGACTGTTGACATCGTAACAGACCCATCAGGTCCTAATTGTTTTGTCAATGGTATCATGGAAAACGCTGAATACTATTACGATATAGCTTCTGGTAACTGGATTGCTCAGGAACCAATTGAACAAGTTATTGAAGAAATACAACAGGTAGTAGAGAAAGAAGTAAGTCGTATCGTTCGTCGTGTTGACGAAGCCACAGCTAAAAAGCTGTTCGAGCGCTTTATTCAGTCTCTGAAGAATTGAAAGTAACAAAATTATAAATAATAGCAATAAAGTATCCAAATAAAGGAGTAGAACATATGTCTAACGACCTAGAAGAAAAGTTCGTATCTGACGATGGGGTTTCAACTGTTGAAGACCCAACGACACCAGAAGGCGGCGCAATCAAAAAGAAAAAAGCAGACGTAGCTAAAAAAGTCGATCCAAAGGCTGACAAAGTTGCACCTGCACCAGTAGCAGAAGACGCAGTTGATGAGACTGCCGAAGTTGTTGCAGAAGAAGTTATCGAATATGAAGCTGGTCTTGCGGCTATGTTTGAAGGCATGGATTTGTCTGAAGAATTTACAAGCAAAGTATCTGTAGTATTTGAAGCGGCTGTAAACGAAGCGGCTACTGCTAAAGCAGACGCTATCATTACAGAAAAAACAGAAGCTCTTGCAATTTCCATGAAAGAAGCATCTGACGCATCAATTGATAACGTTGTAGAAAATCTTGATTCTTACCTCGACTACGTTGTAGAAGAGTGGATGAAAGAAAATGAATTGGCAATCGAAGCTGGTATTAAAGTAGAGATGGCTGAATCGTTAATGGACGGACTAGCAACATTGTTCGAAGAGCATAACATCGAAGTCAACGAAGATACTGTTGACGTAGTAAAAGGCTTGGAAGAAGAAGTTGAAGGTCTTAAGGCTGACGCTAACAAAACAATCACTGAAAACGTAGCTCTTGCAAAAGAGATCGCTTCATTGAAAGCAGACGCGGCTTTTGAAGAAATGACTGAAGGTCTTACACTTACACAAGTAGAACGCCTAAAGGTTCTTTCAGAGAAACTAGCTTTCGACGATTTGGAAGCTTACAAATCTGATCTTACAACACTTAAAGAGTCTTTCTTTGCAAAGAGCAAGCCTTTGGTAGAAGAAGTAGCAGAAGAAGAAGAAATCATTGTTGAAGATACAGCCGTTAAACAGCCAGTATCAGAATACAGCAACATCAATGCTCTTCTTGAAGGCTTCGACAGAATGCCAACAAAACGTTAAACTAAACCCCAGATGAAAATCTAATTATTATAAATAAACTCAGACAATACAAACAAGGAGATAGAATCACATGACTCAGTCAAACTATCAGCAACTGGTCGAAAAATGGGGTCCCGTTTTGGAACACGCATCTTTCGCACCAATTCAAGACAACCACAAGAAAAGCGTAACAGCTACTATTCTTGAAAACACAGAGAAGGCACTCATGGAATCAGGCGACACGTCTGCTAACATGTCTGGTTTCTTGGCAGAAACTGCGGCTAACGATGCGGGTACAGGCGGCTTCGGCGGCACATCCACAGCGGCTGGTCCAACAGCAGGTTATGACCCTGTTCTTATTTCACTAGTACGTCGTGCGATGCCAAACCTAATCGCATATGACATTGCTGGTGTTCAGCCAATGACAGGTCCAACAGGCTTGATCTTTGCAATGCGTTCGCGCATGACATCACAAGCTGGTGGCGAAGTGTTCTACAACGAAGCTGACACAGACTTCTCAGGTGCAGGTACACATGCTAACGCATTGGGTGCAGGTTCTGAAACAACTGGTACAGGCATGGACACTGCTGACGCAGAAGCTCTTGGTTCAACAGGCGATGCATTCGCTGAAATGGCTTTCTCAATTGAAAAAGTTACTGTTGCGGCAAAATCTCGTGCGTTGAAAGCAGAGTACACAACTGAACTAGCACAAGACTTGAAAGCTGTTCACGGTCTTGACGCGGAAACAGAACTTGCAAACATCTTGCAGTCTGAAATCCTCGTTGAAATCAACCGCGAATTGGTTCGTACCATCTATACAAACGCTAAAGCAGGTGCTGCTGGAACGGCTGTTGCAGGTACTTTCGATCTTGACGTAGACGCAAATGGTCGTTGGTCAGTTGAGAAGTTCAAAGGTCTTATGTTCCAAATCGAGCAAGAAGCTAACGCTATTGCTAAAGGCACAAGACGTGGTAAAGGTAACATGGTTATCTGTTCTTCTGATGTTGCTTCGGCACTTCAAATGGCAGGTGTACTTGATTACACACCAGCACTTAACAGCAACGCACTAAACGTTGATGACACAGGCAACACATTCGCAGGTGTTCTTAACGGACGTTACAAAGTGTACATTGACCCATATGCAGGTTCTAACTACCTCGTAGTAGGCTATAAAGGTTCTTCATCTTTCGATGCAGGTCTATTCTATTGCCCATACGTACCGTTGCAAATGGTTCGCGCAGTTGGTGAGAATTCTTTCCAACCAAAAATAGGCTTTAAAACGCGCTACGGCATGGTGTCAAACCCATTCGCTAAAGGTGCTACACAAGGCTCAGGCGCATTGGATGCGAACTCTAACGAATACTACCGCAGAGTTGCAGTATCTAATTTGTTCTAAGAACAATAAGATATCGGATAACGATACAACTAGGGAAGCCTTCGGGCTTCCCTTTTTTTATGTGTAATTAGGAGAACCCAATGGACTTAGAAGAGTTGAAGAAAATCAATGAAGTTT